AAGACGGTCCGTGGATGATTGGTTACGGTAGTAAGCGAATAGGGCGCAGTGCTGTCACGCCCTTCTTGCGTTGCACACGTAAACAGATTGAAATCCAGCTGGAGAAAGACCTGGAGGAGTTTGTTTTTATCCTGCAGGACCTTATCTTTATGCCTTTAAATGAAAAGAAGAAAGGTGCAATTTTAAGTTATGCCTACAGTATTGGCATCACTAAGTTTAAAGACTGCAGGTTACTCCAGTTAATTAATAGTGGTGCAAATCGAGAAGAGATTATAAAAGAATGGTCTCCTTATATCAATAAAGAATGTCTACGTAATCAACGCTTACTAGAGCGTAGACGCAGTGAATTAGATGTTTATTTACAACCAGATACAGATGTGCCCCTACTGGTGAAGCACAACTGTAAGTTACCAAAGTGTCTGCTTAATATTGCAGAGAACTTTAATGGTTCTCCAACTCAAGTTAAAGCTATTGAATTTTTAGAAGAACACTTGCTTAGGCTTGATCCTAAACATGAAATTATTGATGAGTTTTTTAGGCTCTGGAATCAACGTCCAAAGTCAACTGGATCTCGTTCACTTTATTCTCAAGATGATCTAGAGCAGCTTGAAGCTCTAAGATTTGCAAGTAGTTTAATTCCTCTGGAGTTAGATCAATCACTGGATAATTAGGTTCCATAAGTATTAATTAACCGGTTTAAATACCAGTTTGCCTTGCGTAGATCTTGAATTGGATTCTCTTTTGCTTCGTATCGCCAGATATATTTCATGATGCATCCCTTTAAATAACCACGATATGCCTCTGTTGTTGAAGAGGAGTCGATAGCGTCAATGCACTCTATTGGACCGAACGTATAGTGCGAAGGATGATTTACTTTGTCGTCTTCCATGGAGTGTTTAGTTCTGCAAGAATATTAGTATGGCATTTGCAAAGAGTCAATCTTACCGGGTTGATAACCGGTACTCCCAAGCACGTGATGTTGCAGACAACGATTCTGCGCTGAGCTTTCTTAATGAATATATCCAGACGCGAAAAAATAACTCTAAACTGCCTATAACAAGTGAACGTGCTGAGGATGACCGGTTTATTTTCCCCGCACTTACTGGCACTGTCCCCGTCGGTGCATTACCTTTTGAGCCACGCGGTTCTTCCAGTGTCGGCAATACTGACGGGTCTGCTTCTTTCCGTAATACTTTTAGGGCTCGATAATTTAACATCAAAGGATAACTCGGCCAATCGTTGAAAAAGCTTCTTCAAATTTATCAAGCCTGGTAAAACCTAGTTCTTTAGGCGGAAGGAATACAAAGAATCCCCACTTCAAGGGATTATCCAGCTGGTAAAAGTTACGGCCATGTAGTAACTTAGGTCGTTCTTTTGGTATACAGATTGGATAATCCCAGATGCTTTGTTGCTTCCGCAGTGTTTCATGTGCTGTTGTAAAAAACAATGCAGAGTTAACAAAACCCATCTTCCAATCTTTCTCCAGGCGCCGGAACCAAGCTACCGCTGGAGACATACCACCGAATCCACCACGTGTGGACCAGCGCCAGGATCCACGCTGCTTATTAAATGAGCAGCGACCATACGTTGGAGGGAAACAATAAACATTCCCACTCCATGGCTCTTGTTTATTTAAAGCATCATCTTTTTTAGAAAAGATTTTTTCTGCTTGAATAAACTCTTGGTTTACTTTTTCTGTAGAACCTGGATCTAAATCAATATAATCTAACGTGTGATAAATAAGAGGTAGGTAAGAAACAGGGGTGCACCAATCATCTTCTAGTCGATAAATTCTATAGAGAGTGTGATAATTGCGTGCACGTGCACCACCTTGTTTATGCATTATTCAGTATCACTAAATGCCAAAGGTTGATCACGTTGATAGCAAACTAAGGACATTTCTTTTTCATCTTGAATAATAAATAGTCCTGCAGTTTTTGGATTAATAGATTCTGCCCTGGCAATAGCTTTCTGCATTACATCAGCAGGTCCTTCCATTTCACGATTCCTGAGATCAGATTGCGCTTCCATCAAGGCAGCAACCGTTAAATAGAACATTGAGTTAGTGGGATCTTCCACCCGTGGCAAATAAACCATGGCGCCAGGACCTTCATTTGCGTAGAACTTCTCATAGAAGTCACACATGTCCGCACAGACCCTCTCGATCACAAGTTGGGTCATCTGTTTCTCCCCACCAGTCTTCACGTTGGAGAGCATTCCGTTGATTAACCTTTGCCGCCTGTTGCTCATCTTTAATAAATTGTCCGAGACCTGTTTGGTGTAATGTTTTACAGAGCTTAGGTAATGGTTGGTAAATGACAACCATCTTTCCCATGTTGCCTAGTTTTTTGATGAGTTTATTTTTCTCATCTTTTAACTTGGTTAATTCACCCTGTCTAATTAAATATTCAGCTACACAACGATACCGTCGTTTTGTTGCCAAGTCAATATCGGGAAACTTCTCACAGATTGTGGCTGCTTTCATGTCACTAAACGTAATACGAATCTGATCCGCTAGCGACAATCCATGAATTAAATCTGTACTTGTTACCTCGTAACTCTTTACAAGTTCCAGATAACGCTGAAGGTCCAGGGTTTCAAATGAACCTTCAGGAGGTATGAACGGTTGCACTTGAGCTGCCAATGAAGCTTTTAAAACCTCGTGGTAGTTCTCAACGGTAACTAAACTAATGTCTAGATCCGTAAAACGATAGCTCATCAATAGTGATTATTTTCTATAGCCTAACCATTTTTTGCTTGTTTGCAATAGCGCATACGCTCTTCCCACTGGCGTTGATGATCCATCATTAAAACCAGTTCGTAGTAGTCACGCTTTGGCTCCAGCTCTTTATAATCCCCTGGTTTAGGCCTACCTCCAAAGTTAGAGGCTTCCCATAAAGAGTTTGCGAAGTTTTTCTGTTGGGTTGACATTAGTGATAACATCGTTTTAGTTGACATTGCTTTGAGCAAGTCTTTAAAATCCTCTGTAAAAGGACTACACGAATGCGTCGCCCCATTACTTACGCTGAGCTGATCTTGATTGCCTTGTTGGCCATCGGCGGCTTCCAGCTGGTCCCCCACCTGTATAGGTTTGTTTCAGATAGAGTGAGTATAGAGGTTAAGTTCAAGTAGAGCGATGGCTAAAGGCAGTCAACAGCCGCAAGTTCAGGAAGTCAAAACCCCACCTTCACAGATTTTTAAAGAGTATACTCCTTTATCAGTTCTTGCTGCCTATGGCGAAGCCAACCGCATCCAGCAGCAACGGTCTGATTATGAAGCAGCGCGGCGCGATCAAGCTACTGCAGGTTTGTTAAATCAACCTTACACTGGTACGTTTAATTTTGAAGGCGAAAAGATTGATCCAACTCGTTCGCCAGCACCATTTGATATTACCTATGCGTTTGATCCTGAAAGGAATCCGTATTTTGCAGCTGAAGCAGAATTAGGTAAAAGGCGAATTGAAAAACAAAAGGAACGTCGTGCAGAACGTAGGATGATGAGGCAGCAAGAAGAGGAAGATACAATCTTTGGCATGTCGCGTGATAAGTATCTTGATGCAATTAACAGAGTACGGCTAAATAAATAATTAGAATAGATTATCTTCTGATAAGATTTCTTCTTTCTGCTCTACCCACTGGGTATAGGTATCCATTAAAACGCTATATTCTTGGTAGGGAATAAGCATAACTGCTTTGTTATTTTCTGTTATTATTTTGTAGTGGATGTGGTTCTCAACTACATCCTCGAAGATCTCATCAAACCTTTCCTCAAGTTCCTTGTAGGTTACAGTTTTCATGAGAGCTGTGCAATTAACAATACCTTAGCAGATTTCTGATTCTGGTCAAGTTGTAAGAGTACCAAAATCAAACGTACTCTCTACACCTTCAGTTAGCAGACCAAATTCTAAGGAGTCTTCTACATCTTCAGCAACGTAACGCCAGTCGGTAACAAAACCTTCTAGGGTAATAGAGTAAGTTGTTTCTAAATAACGAATATCATTTGTAATTAAGAAGACATATTCACCTGGATCCAACATTAATGTTGGGTAGTCAGGTCTAAATTCTGGAAACTGATCACCATCTCCGCCATCAATAACTGATGCTTCTGGTACTACATATCCATCATCATTAACAACTAATTCACGACGATTGTTACCATCTTCTACTTTATAAAATGCAACCAGTGTATTACGATTTGTCTTTTGAGTTGTAGCAAACTGGCTAAAATTCTGCGTTAATTTGATTGAACGTCGTTTGATTAATTTGAAAGAATAAAAGGTGGTTTGACGACGTGACAAACCACCATGTGTATTTGAGATCCTTATCGCTTTGTATACAGGCGTGAAATCGCCCAGATTAAGAGGGTTATTAACAGAATCTCCCACGTACGGAGGCAACGGATCGCTACCGTAGTAGGAAGTCGGACCGTATGCAGTAGGTCCACTACCCCCAGTTGGATAAGCTTCGACAGTACCAAGATTTACAAAACCTAAGTTAACGGGTAATGTTGTAAGAAACCTAGCCATCTTTTAAACATAAACCAGTATACAAACCGTTTGTACGGCCACTGGCTTGGTAACGCTCTTCAATAATTTTAGCGCGTTCTGGATAGAAACCTTCCATCTCAATAGTTTCAATCAACTCATAATTCAGTTTCTTCTCTAAACAACGTAGTTCTAACGTTGCTTCTTCGATGGTATCAAACCATTCTGTTGTATGATTCTTGCCATCAATGAATACAAAACCAGCGTAACTTTTTGTAGTTAAGTGGTGGTTACTAGAAATAACTTGACTTCTTTTCGAGGTTGGCTTTTGCGTGGTCGAAGATGTTGCCATAACTCAGATTGACTGTCTCTATGTCAGTGGGTTGAGATGTTAATGTTAACTCCTTTATACGCAAATGTAAGGGGTTACAGCAGGTAATATCACAGCCTTCCTGGTGGAAGATGCGATAACGACCCGTGTAACCACGGCTTAACCAGAATGCGACGCGAGAAGCTGACTGTGTTTTAGCGGAGTGAAAGGGACTTGGCATGTAAGCAACCGTTTCTTGTCCGTTTTTCTTCGTACCTCCCAGCCATTTCCAGCATTCATCAGGACCTTTGACATCGACCTTCAACCAAAAGTTACGGACTGTCCAGTAAATGTCCATGTCAAAGTTACAAACGTCAACAGAGCAACGCCCTTTCTCAATTTCTGCCATGCAGTCCTTGCATTCACCCATCAAACCAAAGTTGTTGTGGTGTCCTGGATGACCTTTCTTATGCCATAGACAATAGCGATTAACGTTTTCTTCTTTTAATTCTTTTACTTTGTCCTCATAGTTTTTTGTATTGCAATTAAAGATGTGATCTAAGTTTTCGGTTAGCGCCTTATTCTCTTCTTCAATCATTGGAGTAGGCTCCTTCATTGCAGATTCTTCTAATGACATGATATGGAAGCTTGTAGTGTTTACTTAGCTTCTCATAGGTCCACTCACTTCTGTTACTGGTTCTTTGTTGCTTAATGGCCTCCACAATGGATGAATTGATTTCACGTCCTTTGCGTTTTGCATTCTGCATCCACACGTCCTGAGTACTGCCAAAGAAGTAGTGGGTGGGATTGATGCAGTGCTGTGAGTTGCAAAACGAATAGCGCACCACCATGTCAGGGCCATCAGCTGGAGCGTACTTGTTGGCCAGTGCCATTGCCAGGAGGCGGGCATCTTTCCCTTTGAAGAGGGGGCGTGAGGGGTGTGAACTGGTGAAGTACTTCAGTGAGGGGTGGTTGATCCGCTTAATGCACCAACATGAAGTGATTCCGAGTTCGTCTTGACACAACCTAAGACTGGTAGCAAATGAGAGGAGATCTTCTCCAGTTAGGTACTCATCTCTAAAGAATTTGAAGTAATCCAAGTTAGGGGATGAGAAGAGGGCTTCAGGATAGGCTGAGATCCCTTGCAGGTCAAGGGTTTTCAGGGAAGGCAAACGAACGAACGAGTGCGTTCAAAAAAAGCCTATATCACTCTATAAGGAGTTCTAAGTGGTTCTTAGCTGTCCGTCACATGAACGAGTAGATGTGACTGTCACCTAATAACCACTTACCACTACGTCTTAAGTGAAACCATGAAAAAAAAGACATACTCGTTCGTGCGCAGGCCACCCTTGAGAACCCCTGGGGCGCAATGGATTTGACGGGGTACTGAGCAGAACATCTGTACCCCATAATCCAACTAAAGCAAACGAAGCCCTATTCCTTGGGACCTTCTACATAGTATTGATCATATTGCTCTGCGTAGGTGATAGCGCAGTGATAAGGTTCCACGTAGCGACACATCGAACCCCCTGGAGTACAAACACGATGTACTTGGTTACCGTGTTTATCGTCCAGCAATTCAATAGTTGTACCGTGCGGCAGAGTTTGAATAAGTGACATAAGGAATTTCTATTTCCCAGTGTTACTATTGTATGAAAGGATTTCTTATAAACAATGGCATATCAAGGCGGCCAGCGCGGTTCCAAACGTGCACAAAAAGCTCAGTGGAACCCAAGTTTTCCAGGTGCTGGATTCTTGTTTGGTCCTGGCGCTTTCTTTGCTGGTCGTGGTGCTAATGCAGCAACACTTGCACCTACTGATGCGCAATTACGTGCAGAAGGTTATCGTCCTTTAGTTGAACCATTAAAAGGTCCCTTAACTGATCCAAAACCAGTTCAAGTATTGTCTGCTGGTACAGTTGCACCTAATACAACAATTGTTACCGGTTTAACTCCTCAAGGTACTGTTGACCGTAGCGGGAGTGATGAGTATCGTTCTCAGCTTGCGCAATACGGAAACCTGATTGGACAAAAGAAGACTCAAGAAGCAAAAGATCTTGGTATGCAGATCTGGATGCAGAAGTACGGCCAGACTCCTATGGGCCAAGCCGGTGGTGCAATTGGTGCCTACAACCCGCTGCTTGCGAACATGTTCCCGCAAACCGGTGGTTTTGCTGCTGGTACGCAACCTGTAGAAGAAGTGCAGATGGGCGATCTCGGTACCCGTGCTCAAGGTGAAGGCGGCTACACGATGGAAACTTTGAATCCCGTGGCGGCACAAGCTGCACAACAGGCAGCTACTGCACAGCAAGCAGACAAAGCAACGACTGTTAAGTTACCCATCCGTAATCGGGTACAGCAGTTCCTTTACGGCGGCATCTAATTATGATGATGGATAATGATTTCCCTAACGCCTTGGGCTTTTTAAAGAGCTATAGCAAAAGCCCAATCGTTGAGGAAGTTTTAATTGCTGGTTCACCTAGTTTTGAAATTGAGAAGCCAGGGTATGGACCAGCTGTTACACCAGAGATGTTTCGATTAGAGATGGAGCGGTTGTATCCAGGTTATGAGCAACGGCGCAAGATGGCAGTACCTAATTTAATGAACAAGTATGGAGTTGTTCAAGGAGTATAGGTGTGCCGACACAACTCATCAAAAGATATATTGAAGAGTTTGGTCGTTGGTTAAGAAATCAAAAGGATTACGATGACTTCGAGTACGGAACTGAAGTCATCCCTGGCGATAAAACCTGGTGCAAGAAACCTAAACAGGACAAGAAATAATTACTCGTCTTTACCTTCTGGAAGGATAGTAGGAAGATCTTTAAACTTCTGATCAGAATTACGAATTGCAAGACCTTTCACAAAAGGTTTACCACCTTTGCTAAAGGTACGAACGTCATCAAGGTTTAGCTGGTTCTTGCAGCAATCAAGCAAGAGGTTGATGAAACGCTTTTGGCCAACAGCTTTAGAACCTGTTGCTTCGCAGTACTCACAGTAACTGGGATACAGATGATAAGTGCTGTTGACATAACGTTCATTGCTTTCCTTATTGCCATTAGGAATCTTCTTACCAACAGCAGTAACATGATCTGCCCTAACCACTTCTGATTGCAACCATTCAATCAGGTTATTGCTGTTGAGGAGGATGTTATTGCGGACGCGGCGCAGTGCAGGCACCATTTCATTGGTATCTAGCAGGTACTGACGCATGGTTTGCTCATCCATTTCGAGCACCCAGTTAACAAGACCTGGTAGGTAGTCCTTCCAGATACCAGAAACACGACCATGTTCAATCTTGATCATGTCCTTTGCTTCACTATTACGTTCATAGAGGGGCCTATTGAACTCAATTGTTAAGCGACGGCGGCTCAAACCACTGGTGTTATCGGTGGTTTGAATAGGCTCGTTAGCAACAACCATGACCATACCGGTGTACACAAAGGGTTCACCGATGGGCTTTAGCTTCTCTTCATAGCGGAGGGAGTCACCACCAGTGAGAGCCTTAAAGGTTTGAGCAGAACCACCGTATCGTTCAGAGTCATTGATTAGTGTTAAGCGCTTCCCTTTAATGGAAGAAAGTTCAAA